TTCTCCTTGGTATTCCTTGGTCTATTTCTCTTATAAATAGTCGAGGGAAATGTCAAATTCCAATTTTAACTTCTATATTTGTGTCGCTTGTCACCAAAATCGGGAATGTCACCAAAAACTGTCCTTTCCCTTCCGATTTTAACTTCAACGATGTTTTCTCTAATAACAATCTTGGGTTGATCTGCGTTTTTATCTGCACCATAAATATAACCTAAAACTTGGATATCTATCTTCGTTTTATAATCTCTTTCTTCCTCGTCCATCTGAATGACGTTGTTTTCTAAACTAAAATCTTCTGGCATGAAGGCTTCGTACCTATGATTATCTCTTGTAACTGTGAAATAGTTAATACCACCAGTCTTTGTCAGAAACGGTGTCAACATCTCATTCATTTGTTCTTGATATTCACTTCTTAATTGTATTGAATACGTTATATCGAGATATACTGGAATAGGGATTGTTATTGTTTCGTACACAGTTTTAGGATTATCTTTTCCTTTTCTCGGAAAGTTAAGTTGTCCAATTTGACTGTCACCAGATTTATCATCACCTAAAGAACGACGAAATGTATCTGTGTTTGCAAACGCAGCAGTTTTATCCTGTTGAATTCTTCTTGCGATGGTTATAGAGCCACCCTTCTCATCCCCAACGGCAGGAACGTTGCCAAATACAGAACCTTTTTTAGACAAACTTTTAACAACCGCGCTTCTTTCAATTGAAATAATTGGTAAAATCAAAGAACCACCAATATCTCTTAACTCTTTGTTATTTTTAATTTGAAACGTTCTTTCTGGGGCTACCCATAACACAGGAACTTTCTTCCACCCTTTGTTTGTGGTTGTAAATATATTCATTTCATCTTGTAACCATTCTAGCATAGCTGCGTCAATGTTTTCAAGGGTTGATGGTTGAATTAATTGCTCTCTGACGTTGGGATCTTTATGTTGCATCAAATAAGCCTTCTCTCGCTCTGACACATTTAACAGTGGTTTCAACTTTGTTTTCAACTTGTCCAAACATTAGACGAGGTTCTGAGGTTTTTACTATTTGATAAAAGAACGAGCCAAAACAAACATAGTCTCCAATACGTACAAACAAATCTTGATCTTCAGTCAACCTTCTCTTGTGAAAGTGTGCTGTAAATGAAGTCGTTTTATCAACACCGATAGATTCACTATATAAATCCTGGAGTCCTTCCCATTCAATTAATACATAGACTCTAACCGGAGGCAAGAAAGTCTTTTCAATGGCTTCACCATATACTGAGTTGAATCTTGTAGCTTTCATGTCTATCGGATAGTAAAGAATCTGTTGTCCAATAACGTGCTCGATTAATTCGTCATTTACCTGTTTAACAAGATCTCTTTCTTTCTTTCCAAAGAATAAAGGTGCAGGAGGATCAGCAGGTTGAGTCCATTTGTTATTAAAATCATCTGCCATTATTTATCCTCTAAAGATTGTCATAGGCACACCTTGCATAACCTTTGACGCCCCTTCGATAAGTTCCGCATCAGAAGCAATTAGTTTACTGTAAGTTAATTCATCAAGAACAGTCTTCAATTCTTCTCTCAGCATTTCCTGCTCTTCTTTGCTCTGTGACACCAATTGTTCACCATCCAACGTAACACTTTCGCCAGGAATCGGAACAGTATTAAACTTTCTTCTTGTCAGACCTAAAGTTTCTTTTGATAAAGCTAGGGCAAACCTACGAATCCACTGTTTACCGATACTATTAATATTCTGATATGGTAGATTCTCAAACGGCAGCGTATTCATATTATTAATACCGTGAACGCCAATGGTTGCACCTTCATCTTCTTCCCAAGTGTCACTCGGAATAGTAAACTCTACCCAAAATGTAGTCGGGCTATCAGAAGCTGGAGATGGGAATATTCTCAATCTGTTATTCTTTATCTCAAAGGAATAATGCGATATTCTTGTATAAATTGCATCTTCAAACGATTGTGCTTGCAGTTTGTTCTGCCAAACAGGAACAATCTGAAACGTGGAGTCGTCGGCATATTGTCCGTATGAAGACATGTTCCCAATAACATTTATGCCACCGTAGTAGCCAAAGAATCTCCACATAGATCTTGCTGTTTTGTAATAAACCTTTTTAACAAGAATCTTTCTGCTTCCCACTAAACCCGCAAAGGGAACTGGGGATCCTGTTCCATCATCCACATTATTTGCAGATGCCGTCGCTATGATTGATTGTAAATTGTAATCTTGTTGATTAGCTACTCTTCCAAACGATGCAGAATACACATTGTCGGAGCCCCCAATGGATACCTCAGCAGATATACCATCTGTAACTCTACGGGCATATGCAAAATCGAATTTAGGGAACCGTAAAGCAATGTTCGAACCAGATAATGCACCACCTGTAATTTGACCATCTTCATTAAACGATCCGGTTGTGTTTCCTAATACGTTTGATAAAACGTTTTTTGCTTGATGAATATTTACAATGTAAGAATATTCCAATGTTGCATCTTCATAAGATGCATAAACCTGTGAAGCAGATAATTCAACATCAAGTACATCTCCACCTAATTTGCGATAAGTGTAGGCTACTTGATCTGCAGCACCAGACAAAAAGTTATCATTGTTTGCATATATTCCCAATGGGAGCGCAGCAGATACATCACCGGGGACGCCGACAGCGGGGAGTACCAGTCTGTTTGTAGTGCTTGATGGTGATAATGTAATTGGCACGCATGAGTCCTCTTAACTTCATTTATAATTAGTAATTCAAGGATCAATTCCCTTAAATATAAAAAACCCTGCAGAGAAAACTCTGCAGGGTTCGTTACATTAGTTTACCACTAATTAGTGTTTTTTACACACCACCCGACTCACCAAGTAAGCCACGTACAATAACTAGACCATACATGTCAGGTCTAACCATCTTCTTACCGTATCGAGTCATAACGCCCTTGCGAGGAACGAAGTCTTCAATACCGAAGATAGTCGGAGTAACCTGTAGAGGTACATACGGAGCATAAACATAGCCACTCTCAAGGAATGAACCACCCTTACGTCCTACTAGTACGACATTTCTCGGGAAATAAGGATCTACGAATACATCCCATTTCTTGCTTAGGTTACCAGCTTTGATAGCACCAACAGTGCCTCTGTCCTGATCGTGGGATACGTTAGCTCTGAACCCTGAGGTAAACTCAAGGATGTTGGCAACTTCCGGGGAAACTACCAAGAACGTAGCACCACCACGTAACACTTTACGATGAATCTGAGCAGATACATCATTGATTGTCTCAACCAATGTTTCGTACCATTCAGAAACGTTACCCGTAAAGTCAGGGGCAACTGCACCAGCACCAACCTCGGCACCAGTGGTTCTGTTTAAGAACATTCCAGGTGATCTTGACCAGTAATAGGTTCCAGCAGTAGCGTCAGTGACGAGATCTGCTAGAATCTCTCTGTCAATTTCTAGAGCAATTTGCTCTGATAGAATGCTCGTAAGTTCAACTTCTGCGTCTAAGTTGTGATAAGCGTTTAGATCCTGACCAAGTTCAGGTGTCCATTTTGCTTTCAGTTTCTTAGTAACAGCGGTGATTGACACTGAATCGACTTTGATATCAATCTCAGGGATATCAGTGTTATCTACCAAGCCCCACTCAGATTGTGCAGCGACGGCACCAATACCGCTTGCCGCACCTGCAGCAGCAGTACCTGCAAAATTATCTGCAAGTGGAATGCTGAAGGACAGAGGATCTGTCAAACCAAGCATAAGCTGTGCCGGTGTTACAACACCAGTGTTATCGACTGCGAAGACCAAAATATGATCATTATCGGAACCACTGTATGCAGTTAGTCGCCTAACAGCAGAGCCAGTATTGGGAGTAAACCCAATTGCCATAAGATTATCTCTATTCAAGAGGAATCCACCAGCTTCTAAAGTAGTAAGCGCAACTCTCGCAACCGCAACCGTAGCGGTACCAGATGCGAGATCTGGATCGAAACGACATAGAACATCAAGATCATTACCTGAACCCGGTCTATCAACGCTTAAGCCGCCAAATGTACCGGAAGCAACAGCTACTGCATTTGTAGTAACTGAGCCTGTCGGTGAGGAATAACCCTGGTTAAGATTATAAAAACCTTTCTCAGCGTTAGTAATATCTGTACCACCGAGATCAACACCCCCGGTAATTTGTTGTCCAACTCTACCGCCGCCAAAGAGCGAATCTTCTGCGGTATATCCTAGTCTTGTGTTTGTGTGTTGGAAGTCTAGGAAGAAGATCAATCCAGAGGGTAAGCTCATTGGTTGTACTGATACTAGATCATTTGCAATGAGTCCTCCAAAAACTCTTCTTACGATCGGGAATGCTACCGATGCAAAACCTTCAACGTCACCCTGAGCCATAACAGAAGCTTCACGTAGAAGCTCCTTTGCTTGTGTTTCCAAAAGCCGAGCCATATTGTCCATAGTTCTTCCTTCTGTAGAAAGTCCTTCCAACAAACCCGTCTTTTCCCACTTTGCTCTCAGAGCAGCGCCTTCTTTTGCTAAATCTCGGTCAACGATCCCTTCTGTTAATCTTTCTAAAACAGATGCCATTGTTAAAATCTCCTTTTATTTAATTCCAGCTAGTTTTTGCATTCTTTCTCTAACTTGAGAAGAAGTGCCACGCGCCTCGTTATTACCGCGAGGACGGAGAGTTGAAGAATTTCTATTAATCGCTTCGCTTAGTGATTTTGGCTGTCGCTTCTGTGTAGAAGCACTGCCCACTGTGCTTTGTAACGCTTCGTAAATAGTCTTCGCCTCTGCAACCGTTGTTGCCTTTGAAATAGCATCGACAATCTTTAATTTTTGCCGCTCATTCAGGGAGTCGCTAGTGTGTGTTTTGTTGGAATAAACCAACTTAGCATTCGAAAGATTTACTTCATTAAGTCTATCTCTCAAAGTGCTTAAAACTTCTTTTGTTTTAATTAGATTGCCTCTCAAGGCTCTGTTCTCTTTTTTAACAGCATCTAATTCTTTTTTAACCTCATCATCTTGTTCCAAGGCTAATTGTTTTTCTGATTCATGAGCAAGATGAGCGTCGGGCGCTCCATCGTTTCCCCAACCAGATCTTTGTCCACTCATATCAACATTTAATTCTTCAGCGATCGCAGATAATAGGGATTCTTCTAATTCAACCATATCATCAGCTACGTCTTCTCGATCTGTCATTTCATCAGGATCCATTTCATCAGACATTTCTGATTCAAGTTGGTCAAAATCAATTTCAATTTCTTCGTCTTCATCGCCGTCTAGAGATGAAGATGCTAATTCGTCTGCGGCGTCACCCACACTTTCCAGTGCTTCTTCCGCAGCCGAAAGAGCATCTTTGAGACTGTCAACTTTGCCACCTAAGTTTTCTTCGCCAGTAGGAAAAGAGGAGGGTAATTGCTCAGCGAATTCGCTGTCAGCTTCGGGTTCACCTCCTTCTAAATCACCCTCTTCGCCGGGAAAATCATCTATTGGCATTTCGTCATCTTGTTCCAATAATGTTTCTACGGCTTCCTTAATTTCGTGAGAATATTTCTCTAGAATTGTTGCTTCGGCGCTTTCCAACGCAACTTTCTTGAGTGCATTCGCATCAATAACGGCTTGTTCTAACATTGACGGCATAATTTAAGTCCTTATCACTATAAATAGTGTTTACTCTACGTAAGTTCCTTCTTTCATTCGATTTTTCAAATAATTCAATCGTGTATATCCAGTTTTATTTAGCATATATTAGAAGGAAGCTCCATAAAGCTTGATAATAAATTTACCGGCGGCGAACTGATCCATGCCCGACGCTAGAGCGGAGCCATTGGTAAGATAAAGATAGTCGTCAACAATGGCCGACAGGTCGGCACCGTCCGCTGTGGTGCGGCTCTGTCCCACCACCCAGACGGCACCGGGTCGTATTAGGGCTGTCTCCGTGCCGGCACTATTGATAAGAACAAGCGAACTAAGTTCATTCGTGTTTGTCCACAAATCTATGTCTGCCGTCACCCCGCCGCCGCCTGCCGAGGTCGGCACCTCGATACAACTCATTTCTACTTTATAGACGATCCCGTTAACTGCGGTAGTAATCCGTGTCAGGTAACCTTCCGCGACTCCGCCGCCTGCGTGCTCGCCCAGTATAAGAAGATCGCCGTTGTTAGTAGCGAGACCCTGTATATCAACCAAAATAGTTGTAACAATCTCTCCATTGATTTCGGAAACATGCATGGTTTGCGAAGCGGCACCGTCGAAGCCGCCCCCTACTGCGTTTGCGGTCGCAGAGTTAACAATAAGCCCGGTTGAATTAAAATTTAAACTACCAAGACCAGTTGTTATTTGTGCGTTTGTTTGATCGTGATGAAGGCTAACCCACTGAGTATTATTAGAGGTCGGATTTGTGTCAGAGTGTATGTAAAGTGTTGGATCAGTTTGTGGTACATGACCATGGTCTATACCAATACTGCCCGCGGACGTTATAACTATTTGTCCACCAGTTCTTGAGTTTGTAGCAAGCAATAATTCTTCTGTACTGTTTACTGCTTCTAT